AATCCTATAGGGGGAGGAGTAACAGTTTTTGGTTCTTCTACTATGGGTTTAGATATAACAGGTGAAATTGGTAAATTAAAAGTGAGTACAGAATGAGTTGGACATTTACAACATTAAAATCGGCTATACAAGATTATACGCAAAATACTGAATCAACTTTTGTTGCTGATTTAAGTATTATTATTCAACAAGGTGAAGATAGAATAGTAAAGTCAGTAGAACTACCAAACTTTAGAAAAAATGTTACGGGTACGTTTACAAGTGGCAATCAATACTTAGAAACTCCTAGTGATTATTTATATCCTTTTTCTTTAGCAGTATTAGATGATAGCAATAACTATAGTTATTTATTAAATACAGATGTAAGCTTTATAAGAGAAGCTTATCCATCTGCATCTACAACAGGTACACCTAAACACTATGCACAATTTGATGATACAACTTTTATAGTTGGTCCAAGTCCAAGTTCAAATTTAAATGCAGAACTACATTATTACTATGTACCACAATCAATTACAGCATCAGCCGATGGCACAAGTTGGTTAGGAACAAATGCATCAGAATTATTGCTTTATGCTAGCTTAATAGAAGCGTATACTTTTATGAAAGGCGAACCAGATGTTATGGCTAATTATGAAAAAAGATTTCAAGAAGCATTACAAAGACTTACTTTATTATCTGACGGATATAATCGTAAAGATGCTTATAGGGATGGTCAAAGAAAAATAGATGTCTAATGATCCCATAAACAAGCTACAAGGCAAAAATATTGCAATTGTAGCTATGGGTCAAAGTCAGATAGATTTTCATCTCTCACAGACGCATAGCGTTGAATTTGACGAAGTTTGGGCAATTAATGCAATGATAGGAGTTTTACCTAATATAGATAGAGCTTTTATATTAGACCCAATGAGTAGATTTCTGGATACTGAAGATGCTGGAACTATGACAGCTATGATGAGAAAACAATTGCCTTTGTGTAAATTTCCTATCTATACCTGTGAGTTAGATGAAAGAGTACCTAGTGCCATAGAATATCCTATAGAGTCAGTTATCCATGATCTAGGATGTGCTTACTTTAATAATACTATTCCATATGTAATAGCTTATGCTTTATGGAACAAAGTAAACAAAATAAGTATTTTCGGTGTTGACTATACTTATAGAAGCAATATGCATTTTGCAGAAGCAGGTAGAGGATGTGTAGAATTTTGGTTATCTAAATGTATAGATGCTGGTGTGCAAATAGAAATAGCACCTAGATCAACTTTATTAGATACGGATGTTGGATTTGAAGAAAAACTTTATGGTTATCATAGATTAAGTAATCCTAAAGTTGCTTATCAAAATGGTCCAACTATGAGTGTCTGTAAGTTATCAGATATTCAAATAGAAGAAAAACAAAAGCCTATTGGAATAATAGGTAGAAAAGATTTAAACTTATCTGAACCAGTAGAACCAAAGGAATATTAATGCAAACAGATAAATTTGAAATATCAATAGGTGATTTAGGAGTACAAACTACAAATAACCGAGGACACTCTATTGAAGAAGTTGCTGAAATGGCAACTAATAAATTAATTTCTATAAGTGATACTGCACCTGCGGAAATTAAAGCACAAGCTCATGCTTTTAGAGCAAGAACTAAAATGGTTGTTGCACATTACATACAAGAAGGAATAAAAAACCATACTTGTACAATATGCAATGAATTAGAAAAACAAGGTCAAACTGACCTAGCAAATATAATAAGGAGGCTGTAATGGCTATTACTCAAGCAATGTGTACGTCTTTCAAAAAAGAACTATTGGAAGCTAAACATAATTTTTTACTTTCTGGAGGTAATGATTTCAAATTAGCTCTATATACATCAAGTGCAACTATGTCAGCAGCTACAACTGCTTACACAACAACTAATGAAGCAACTGGTACTAATTACACCGCTAAAGGTTCTAGTTTAACTAGAGTTAATCCTTCTACTTCAGGAACAACTGCATTTACAGACTTTGCTGATTTAACTTTTGGCACAGCAACTATAACTGCTAGAGGATGCATGATCTTTAATGACACCGCTTCAGGTGATCCAGCAGTAGCTGTATTTGATTTTGGTGGAGATAAAACATCAACAGCAGGTTCATTTACTATTACATTTCCAACCGCAGACGCATCAAACGCTGTTATAAGAATAGCATAGTAGCCTATGGCTAACATTACGGGTTGGGGTAGAGGTACTTGGGGTCAATTAACTTGGGGAGAACCTATACCCGTAGTATTGACTGGAGTAGCTGGTACAACAGCATTAGGCTCTTTAACTATAACTGCTGCTGCTAATGTTACAGAAACAGGTGTTGCAGCTACAGGAGCTATAGGAAGTGAAACAGTAACTGGTGATGCTAATGTTACAGAAACAGGTGTATTAGCAACAACTGCATTAGGATCAGAAACTGTAAGTGGTGATGCTAATGTTGCGGAAACTGGTTTAGCAGGAACAAGTGCTTTAGGTAGTATTTTAGCTGCTGGATTTGCTATTACTGGTGTTTCAGGTAATGCTTCTACAGTTGCATTAGGAGATGAAACTGTAACAGGTGATGCTAATATGTCTGTTACTAATGTTGTAGGAACAACAGCATTAGGTAATTTAAGTCTTGTAACTGTAAATATTCTTTCTATTACAGGATTATCGGCAACATCTGCACTAGGCACAGAAACAGTAACTGGTGATGCAAATATATTTGTTGATAATGTATTAGCAACAGGACAAATAACAAACTTATTAGTATGGGGATTAGTAGATGATTCGCAAACTGCAAACTATTCAACAGTATCAACAACACAATCTCCTAATTGGAGTGATGTTGCATAATGATATATAATTTTATAAGAGGAAAATAAATGGCTAGTACATACGTTAATGATCTAAGACTCAATGAAATGGCGACAGGTGATGCGTCAGGAACTTGGGGAACTACAACCAACACCAACTTAGAGTTGATTGGTGAAGCTTTAGGCTATGGCACAGAAGCAATAACAACAAATGCTGATACACATACATCTACAATAGCAGATGGAGCTACTGATCCAGTTAGAGCAATGTTTGTTAAATATACAGGATCATTAGACTCAGCCTGTACAATTACAATTGCTCCTAATACTGTAAATAGAATGCATTTTATTGAGAACGGAACAAGTGGTTCTCAAAATATTATTATTTCACAAGGCTCTGGAGCTAATATAACGATACCTCCAGGAGATACTAAAGCAGTTTACCTAGATGGTGCTGGTTCAGGAGCAGCAGTAGTAGATGCTTTTGCTAGTCTTTCTGTAGTAGACCTAAAAGTACAAGACGATTTAACAGTTACAGATGATGCAACTATAGGCGGTACTCTTGGTGTTACAGGAACAGTCACTTTAGCTGGTGACATAGACTTAGCTGGAGGTATTGATGTAGATGGTACATCTAACCTTGATATAGTAGATATAGATGGTGCTGTAGATATGGCTTCTACGTTACAAGTAGATGGGTCTATAACTTCCTCTGCTAAAGCAACAATTACTGTTGCTGATAACTCAGACACACTTACATTAGTATCTACTGATACAGATGCGAGTGTTGGACCAGTTCTTTTATTACTTCGAAACCCTGGTCAGGCTGGAGTAGATGATGATTTATTGGGCAAAATACAATGGAAAGGGTATGACGATGCTACGAATGATTTCACAGCAGCACAAATCTTTTCGAAAATAAGAGATGCTTCAAATGGTTCAGAAGATAGTCAACTTACTGTACAAACTGTTGTAGCTGGTGCATTAAAAAATAGGCTAGAGTTTAATGAGGGCGAGGCTGTCTTTAATGATGATTCAATAGACGTAGACTTTAGAGTTGAATCAAATGGTTCAACACATATGTTTCAAGTAGATGCGGGAAATAACAAAATTTTAATGAGTTCTAATCCAGCTTCTGATACTCAATCAACACCACATGATACTTTAAAGCTTGCTTTAGCTTATGCTTCAAGTGGTTCAGATGGTGCTGCTGGTTTAGGTCCGAGACTAGTTTTTTCAATACCTGATGATGAAGACAATCCAAGTGTAGGGGGCGGTATTGCAGTAGTAAAAGAAAGTGCTGATGATAGCAATAGTATAGCAACAATGACTTTTGCAGTATCACAAAATGATCAAACCCTAGATGAGGCTATGCGTATTTCTTCTAACAAAGGGCTTAATATTGGCACTACATCAGGAGCTAGTGCAGGAGGAATACAAACCTATGTAGCTGATAATGATGAAGCTGTTGATTGCGAAGGACCAGGCAGAGTTAATTTCACTATAAATTCAGATGAATCTGGTGGTAATAGATGGTATTTCAGAACAGCAGGTTCAGGTAACTTTGGAAGTGGTAATGGCGACCTTTTAGTTTTAAGAGAAGATGGTACACAAATAATGAAGTGGGATTTATCTGCTATGACTATTGTAGGAGATTTTGATGATACATCAGACGTTGCTTTAAAAGAAAATATAATAGACATAACAGATGCAACTGCAAAGATAAAAGCATTACAACCAAGAACTTTTGATTGGAAAGATAAAAACAAAACGCAAGGAACTAATGGATTTATAGCACAAGAAGTAGAAACTATTTTGCCGAAGTTAGTTCATGGAAATGACTATGATGCAGAAAAACCACATCACGGACAAAAAGCTATTAATACATCAGGTATCTTAGCTGTAGCAGTTAAAGCCATCCAAGAATTAGAAACAAGAATAACAACCTTAGAGGGATAAAATTATGGCAATATCATATACTTGGGATGTAAACACTTGTGATGTGTTTCCTACAAAAAAAGGTAAATCAAATGTAGTTTATAACGTGCATTGGAGACTCACAGCAACTGATGACACAAACAAAGATTCAGATGGCAACAACTTGACTTCTACAGTTTACGGAAGCCAAGGTTTAAATGTATCTGATTTATCTAGTTTTACAAATTGGTCTAGTTTAGACGCAGCTAAAGTACAAGGTTGGGTAGAGGCTGCTTTGGATAGAGATGAGTCTGGTAAAGTTGCAACCCTTAAAACAAATTTAGATGCAAGAATAGCAGAAAAAATATCACCTAGTTCAGTAACTAAAACATTAGGATAAAATTATGGAACAACAATACTTTATAAACATGCTACAAATATTAGATGCGTCAGTAGAAAGAGGCACTTGGAAAGGTCCTGAAATAGAAGGCATAGCTGGTTTACGCAAACAAACACTAGAACAGATTAAAGAAATGGCAGAAGCTTCTCAACAAGAAGAAGCCCAAGTTGAATCAATCACTAAGAAAATAGGAGAAAAGTAATGGATATAATTATGAATTTAGTTCAATGGATTACAACAATAGTAACAATTGCTTCTATAGTAGCAGCTTCTACACCAACACCTAAAGATGACGAATGGATTGGTAAGTTATATAAATTTATTGATTTGTTGGCTGTAAATATAGGTAAAGCTAAAGAACAAGCTCCTGTAGTAGAGTCAAAAGATGGCGACAGCTAAAGATGCTTTAAGTGCTATAGAAACGCACGAAAAAGAATGTAAATTAATTTATAAAAGCATAGACGCTAGATTAGAAGCTGGTTCTAAAAAATTTGATAAATTAGAAATGATGCTTTGGGGTGTATATCCATTTATACTAGCTACTGTAATAGCAGCAAAGTTTATATGAGCAAAAAAGCAAAATCAAAAGTAAATCAAGCGGGTAACTATACAAAACCTGCAATGCGTAAACGTCAATTTAAAAGAATCAAGGCTGGTTCTAAAGGTGGTAACGCAGGGCAATGGAGTGGCAGAAAGGCACAAATGTTAGCTAAAGCATATAAAAAAGCTGGTGGTGGATATAAGTAGTGTCTTACTTAATTAGCAATATACCTCAGTTTAAATGCTGGGTAAGAAAAGAATTTACTTGTAATCATCAAAAATATCACGGGGAATATATTCATGCACTAGCCATTGCTGTTAATACTATTCCAGATAGATCATTAAGTTTTCAAGTAGTATTTACTGGATGTGAAGTTGATAGTCATGAAGATATGGAAAATGTTCATGGTGGTGCTATGTGGGCAAGAATGCCAATACAAGCTTTAGTTGCTGACATACCTGTAGAAGAGTGGGCTTTGCCAATGGAAGATCATTTAGCTCAACCTTGGGATTGTGAATCAAGAGATCACTCAGTAGTTATATTAGACAGAGTAAGTTCTAGCCCCTGGATTTGTAAGATTAACAATGAGTTTTACCAAGGTAAATATTTGTTTACTGTAGATTACACAGATAACTCTATAGCAGATGATCCAGCACAACATAAACAATCTCATGTTTTATATATAACTGAAGAGTGTGAATGGAAAGGAAATATAGTTGCATTGCCTAATAATAGAGTAAGAGCTACAAGTCCTGCTTTGTGGAGAACTGGAGAAGGTGCACCTGATTTTGCTCCATCACAACACATACATTCAGCAGAAGGACATGAAAGTTATCTTGATCCTTTAACGACTTTCAATAATTTATATAGTGAGGGATTTGAAGAGGAAGATTAATGCCATTAAAAAAATCACAAAGAAGTTTAAAAAACTGGACAGATCAAAAATGGCGAACCAAGTCAGGTAAAAAGTCTTCTAAAACAGGAGAAAGATATCTTCCTGAAAAAGCTATTAAAGCAATGTCTAGTTCCGAATATGCTGCTACTACTAGAAAGAAAAGAGCAGATAAAAAGAAAGGTAAACAATTTTCTAAGCAGCCAAAGAAAGCTGCAAAGATATCAAAGAGGTATAGGTAATGTATGAATATGCTTGCAAAGTTGAAAGAGTCGTTGATGGCGATACTGTGGATGTTGTTTTGGACCTCGGTTTTGATATTCTTTACAAGTGTCGTGTTCGTTTATATGGTATTGATACTCCCGAGTCACGCACTCGTAACTTGGATGAAAAGGCTAGAGGAAAAATGGCTGGGGCTTTCTTAAAACAAGCTATAGATAATGGCACTCAAGTTGTTATACAAACTAAATTAAAAGATTCTAGAGGTAAATTTGGTAGAGTTTTAGGTAATGTAGTAGTTGATGGAGTAAATATTAACCAGTCAATGATAGATCATTACCATGCTGCTGCTTACTTTGGACAAAGCAAAGAAGCAATAGAAGCAGTACACGATGCAAATAGAACACGCTTAATTGAATTAGGATTATTTGAGCCTACAAATTAATGGAACAAGCAGTAACATTTATAAACGAAGTAGGCTTTCCTATAGCAGCAGCACTTGGTCTAGGTTTCTTTATATGGAAACTTATCAACAGAATTATTGATGGCATGGAAACAAAGCTAGATGTACTAGACGAAAAACTTGCAGTACAAATAACAGCAATGGAAGAAAGGTTAGGAGGTAAGCTAGACTCTCAACATGGAATACTTGTAGCATTGATAGATAGGATCAGATCACTTGATAATGAAATCATTAGACAAGACACTATGATTAAAACAATTTTAGGAGTTCCTAATCTTATAGATATAGATAAAATCGCTAAAGCAGAAAGAGACGATCAACGTAAAGATTAATGGAAAAAAAAAGACCTGACGAATTATTGTTGA